CTTGGCTGCACGTGAAGATGATGAAGATGATGATGATGGAGAGGGAGATGTTGTCATATCAAGACGGTAATTGCGTTTAAAATATAACTAAGTTATAATTAGTGGTATAACGTGGAGTTGAAAGATCATGTCCCACTATACAGTAGGTTATCACGACCTACAAAATAATCATTATGAAATATGTGAATATGCAGTTAGTGCATACGAAGCAATAGAACACAGTAAAGAGGATGTCCCGTATCTACACGAGCATCCTTCTTTTGTTGACTATTGTAGGAGCGAGGTAGTTCAAAATATAATACGTCTCATGGAATCTGGCATTCCTATGGGTCGTTAAATAATACTAATACTAACAATCAGTTTATGTTATCAACACAATATCGCCTTCGGTTAGAAGGCATTTGCAAGGACATTGCAGCGGGAACAGAGGTCAGTATGACCGATATGATTTGGGCACAAAAACTTGCGAAAGCAAATACGAGTGCAAGAGGTATGTTGAATCAAGCAAGAAGATTAGCAACGGATGATGATGGATCTTGTCTTAAATATTTGGACATAGGAGATCCTAAATCAAATAAAAAAGGATTCAGTGGTGCAGATGACATAGCAGATTGGTTCAAGAATGATAACAAATCTGATGATTGGAGACAAAGAGATTAATTTATAAGTATAAATACTTACAGAGACAATAAACATATGAACGACCTACCTATTAGATCAACCTGTGTTATCTTTGGATTAATTTGTGGAACAGCTGTATTCCTTATACCAATGGCTTGGGCACATCCCATACTTGTATGAACAATGAAAATAGAATTTGAAAAAACATTTGGACAAGGTGTAGATCCTTGGTATGACAAAGCAGAAAGGTGGGTTAAGAAAAAATTTAAGAACCCATTTATACAACATCTTGCATTGGGTTTTATTGAATGGTTAAAACAAAAATGGATTGATGTTAAAGTTGCAAACACAATGAGAGACATTGATGCACAGGCAGAAAATATTCAAAAAATTTGGGATGAAGAAGAATCTAATAAGAGAATGGATGTCATAGGGCAGAATGGCAATTTAGGAATACATTATGATGAGACTCCATCAGAAGTAGATGGTTTAAATGATATGGAAATAAAAAGAAAATGGTAACTGTGGTTCACAGTGTAAATATTATGATTGCTATTCTTCTTGTAGCTGTATCTTTTGTAATATATGCTATACTAACTTATGATGATTAAAAAAATTATATTACTATCAATTATATTAGGTGGATGTACTACACCACCTGATCCACCTGCATATGCTTGTAGTCCACGATTAGATGGAAAACCAACTTACTGTCCACCTCCTGATGGTGGTCCTACATTTCCTAAACCAAAACCAACACCGCCAGATGGACCAAGAGGAGAGATTGACATATGGAGTAATGCAGGTCTATGGCAATTACATTACATGTATCAGAGAGCTGAAAGAATAAAACAAATAGAAGCAAATATGACTCCTCCATCTGATTCTATAAATAAAGCATTACTGGAGTTTAATTATGGGAGTGATGGTTCCACCAAGTCGGAAGAGTTGTTACAACTTCCGAGTAACGAAGATTAATCGTGTTGTTGACGGGGATACTATTGATGTCACCATTGATCTTGGGTTTGATCTATACAAGAAAGAAAGAGTTAGAGTTGCAGGAGTTGATACGCCAGAGAAAAGAACAAGAGATCTGGAAGAAAAGGCACTGGGACTAGACGCTACAAACTGGATGAAAAAAAATTTGGAGGACGCAATTGATGGAGATGATGAACTCACTATACGAACTGAACTCAAAGGTGGGATGGGTAAGTATGGTAGGCTGCTTGGTTGGTTATACATTGGCGATGATGATGTATCACTCAACGAAAAAATGATCACCGAAGGATATGCCTGGTCATATGACGGTGGCACAAAACAAAAGAACTTCGAGGAACTTCGTGAAATACGAAGGTCTTTCGGTACATTACAGGAGGGTTAATGATGGCATTATCAGATAAAACTCAAAAAATCTTTGATAAGGTTGTTGAATGGGACAAGAAAAAAATTGCTTGGTTTCAGAAAAAATTTAACTTAACTGATTACCAAGTCCTTTGCATTACTTTTGCAAAAGGATTTATTATAGGTGCTATTATCTTATAGGAGAAAAATCATGTTACAAAAAATTATCAATGGAATCGCTATTGCAAGTGGTGTTGTATCTATCACCGTCGTTGGTGCTGTTGGGGTTGTATATCTCAATAAAGATGCTATCATCGAAAACGTCAAAAGTAAAGTAATGGAATCTGTCATGCCTGATGGCCTTGGAGATTTAGGATTACCTTCAACAGAGGGAACATCTTCACCATTACCAGCTGGAGTAGGTTTAGGAGTTCCTAGTTTCTAAAATGAAAAACATTCCAATTCCAGTGCTTACATTTCTAGCAGTACAATTAGGTGGTGCTATATGGTGGGGTGCTCAGATAGATCACAAGGTAAAACTTGTAGAAGAAAATCGTAGATACATTCAGGAGGTCGTAATTCCGTCTTATGAGATTAGTGATAGTTGGAATAATCCACACTATAATAATTGGTTAAAAGCAGGTGGTTGGAAAGACAAGTAATGAAAAGAACTATTATTGATGTTTGTGCGATGACATCTTTTGTTATCGTTGTTATGTTAGGAGCGTCTGCTCTGAATGTATATTTCACTAGAGAATCTAGAATCAAAGAGAATCGAGACTGGATGAGAAGTGTAATTGAAAAAGAGGTTATCAAACAAATTAAATTTATGATGCCAAGTTCCACTGGAACTGTAGTCAAATGACAATCCCACGCATTCATGTAAAAGAAGTAGATATTCCAAATATCTATCTACCAGATTGGATGAGTCGTCAACCTAATGTTGAACACTTAGTTCCTCCTGTGGTATTGAATATTGGTAATCCAATTGTGGATATGCCTGGTTGTGTAAAGATGCACAGAGATAATCAATACCATAATAATGGACTACCGATTGATCGAAATCTGGTTGAGAATGATCCTGACCAAGCAATGATAGTTTGTGATGCAGAGGTTCCTTCTTATGATGCGATGAACTATGAACCAGAACAATTAATAATTACAAGAGAAACACCACCACCTCCTGTGGAACCACCACCAGCACCCCCAGAGTTTCAGGCTGATGAAATACCTGAGACAAAACAAGAGGTTCCTTGTCCTGGCCCAGGCCAATTAAGAGTTGGTGATGTTACACAATCTGGTGATGAAAGAGTTACGGGACATCGACTTCTTGAGGATGGCAAAACCTGTGAGACATTATATGAATCAACTACGGCTAGTTGAAAAATTTCTACCACCAGTAAATCAGGCAGCAACTGTGACAGCACTTGCGGTGGTGGCTACAGCAGGTGCAGCAGCTACACCATTATTAATAAGAGTTATACGACCCGTAATAAAAAAGATATGGACAACTATTCAGAAAAAATTAGGTAAAGAAGTTAGACAATTATCTAAATCAGAAATACAAACTAATAAGTATCGTGAAAAGAAAGGACTACCACCACTTAAAAGGAAGAATTAGCAGTTCCAGCAAATAGTCTTTAACCATCTTTCAAAATTTACCATTCTAATCCAAATCCAATCCCAAACCATCATATAATATTGATTTATGTATAACCCAGCTAAATCAATCTGCTTGAATATTGGTGTAACTCTATAATCAAATTCTGCTTGTGGTCCAGTACCATATTTTATTTCTTCATCACAAAACTCTTGACTAACTGCACCTTCTTTTACTAACTTTGCACACAATTCTCTTTTATCAAACATTTCATACTGTCTTTCTCTCCATCCAGTATAAACACCAGAGACATTACTGAATACAATTAAAGGCACTGCAAATGCAACTGTAAAATTAACATATGCTTTCTTTAATTTCTTAAACATACATTAATTATTACCTATAGATATAGTCTTCAATAAACTTGCATCTTTACTGATAGGTGGTTTTGTTTGTATTTCGTGGGTATGATTTTCTACAACACCTGGTGGATTTACTAATACTACATCAGCACATACAGCATAGAATGGTGACTTTGGATGAAACATAACTCCAGCCTTCATTTGCTCTCCGCAGTTCTTAAGTCTTGCTAGTTCAAAGTCTAATCTCTTATTTGCTGTTAATTGTTTTTGTAAATCTGTTTGTGTTTGTGCTGCCTCCATACATTTCTCTCTTGCTTCCTTATCTAATGGTCTTGACCAAGTTGCTGATACACCACCTGATATATTATAAACTTCTTGTTGTCCTGTTCTTGTTGGAACATAATATAATATTGAACCTGGATTGTCTAATACCCCGTCATCATCTAAATCTGACATATCATATACTGGATCCATATATGTGTGTTCAAATGGACGCTTAAAATTTCCTGTTCCTGTTAAGTATGGCGTAATGTTCATGGTAGCACCTTGACATTGTATACCATTACCATATGTGTTAGTTATATACGGTCCTTGTAAAACTTGTATAGCTTGATTGGTTACTGAGCCTGAGCTATTAGCGATTGGATTTGCTGTGGCACTTATACCCCCCACCTCTGCATATGCAGGGACTGAAACCACAGAAGTAGCAAGTAATAGACATAGTTTCTTAATTATTGTGTGAAGGTTGACGTTGTGTCTGTGACTGAATTTATTGTCGTTGTTCTTTGTATTATTGTGTGATTTGACAAGCCTGGGCCATGATATGTTTCCGTGAATTGGAAGGCACCGCCCTGTGTTGTCATCGTAAAGTTTGGTCTTTCTTCTAGATTCAAACCATTCCATGTTGAAGTCACTCCATCTAATGTAATTTGTGTATTGCTAATCGAATTTGACCCTGTTGGAGTCAGGCTTCCATCTGCAGATACTCCAGATCCTGTAACTGAATACTGCCAACCAGTATTATAGTCCATTGAATTGATCGTCTCAGTTACAGTACTTGTCGTAGTGGTGTTCGAGGTCATCGAGCCCTGCGTAAAATTAGGGACCACGGGCACCGCATATACCGAAGGTATTGTGCTAAAGAGAAGTAATAGTAAACTATATCTTTTCATTATAGCACAAAAATTAATCTATGACAGTTATTTCGCTGACGAATTGTCCAACAGCCGAAGTACCAGCTCCACCAGCTGTTACTGTTAAAATTCCTGCACTTGTTACAGTACCTGCCAAGTCACCTGCGGTTCCTGCTGAATATGAGGTCTGGTCTGATAGGTTTCCTACAGCACCCACGGTTGGAGCAGAAGTTGGAACTGCGTCAGCTTGGGTGTAGGATTGGCTAAAGCTGAAAGCTGTGCCAGCTGTATCTTGTGTTGCTGCAATTGTACCTGGTGAATATACACCTGATGTTATAGTACCTGCAGAAACTGTACCTGCTGTAGTACCATCAGTTGTATCAATGTTACTTCCAGAAATTGAGAAAGTTGAACCAATTCTTGAAGCGTCTGTTCTAGCCGCATCAACGGTTAATTGTACACTTGATGTGTGTGAACTCACGATACCGCCAGCGTATGCGGAAGTCCCCATACCAAGCAACAATAACAAAGGTAAAAATTTCTTCATTGGTAAATTTACCTAATAACGTAGCTTTATTTAGCAAATTATAACTTAAGGTTTCTTTTATAAATTTATGTGTTATACTATAGGAACAGTTTATAGACACTATGAAGTTATTTTTGGATACCGCTGATACAGAATTGATTGAAAAACACTTTCAGACAGATTTGATTGATGGTATCACAACAAATCCTACTCTGATTATGAAGAGTGGTAGAGACCCAGAAGAAGTTTACCAACAACTAATTGATATGGGTATTGATGATATCAGTATGGAAGTTGTTGGTGACTTTGATGCGATGTATATGGAAGGGTTACGTCTTTCTCGTAAGTTTGGAAAGAATGCAACAATTAAAGTTCCTTGTACTCCTGATGGTTTAAGAGTATGTAAAAAGTTATCAAGAGATTTGGTAAATGTAAATGTGACTTTAATATTCTCAGCAGCACAAGCAATCCTTGCTGCAAAGGCAGGTGCAAAGTATGTCTCACCGTTTGTAGGTAGAGTTGATGATAATTCTTTTGATGGTATTGATTTAATTGATCAGATTAGTGATGTATATACAATTCAGAATATAAGAAAGACAGAGATACTTGCAGCATCAGTTCGTGACGTAAAGACAGTATCAGATTCATTTGCATCAGGTGCTCATGTAGTTACAATGCCACCTGCTGTCTTTGAGAAAATGTATAATCATGTTCTTACTGATAAAGGTTTACAAATATTCGATGAAGATTGGAAAAATGTAGTTCATCATGGTTGAATATTCCTACCATAATGATACTGATCACATGATTGTGATGAGGTGTATTGGTGAAAAAAATTTCTTCATGGAAAGAGTAATCTTTCCTACAGAAACAATCACAATTAATGCACCTCTAGGAGCTGATGTTGAGTTATGGGGTAATGGAATACATTTTGAAGAGAGGATGGTGGTAGATCATCCAGAAAGTTATTGGAAATCATATAGTAGTTTTGACAATTAAATATTTTGTGTTATAATAAATATATTGAATCTTATTTTATATCACATGGGACATTATCCTGAGAAAAAGGCACTAGTTCTGGGTGCTGGTGGCTTCATCGGTAGTCATATGGTCAAAAGACTAAAGAAAGAAGGGTACTGGGTTCGTGGAGTTGATCTAGATCATCCAGAGTTTGGTCGTCATGAAGCTGATGAGTTTGTTATCGGTGATTTAAGAGATAAAAGTTTTGTGAATAGAGTAGTAGAATTTAAAGGATGGCAGGGTAATTTCTATAATCAAATTCCATATAAGATGATAGAATCTTTTGATAACATCTGTCCG